AAATTTCAAACCATTCTCTTCAGCAACTTTTAGAATAGTCGATTTGCTTTTACCCATAGATACAGATACTTCGTTTAGCGATTTGCCTTTATCGATTTGCCTTTTGAGAGTTTCAATACTGATTTGCTTTTTTGGTCTTGTCATAGATTCTCATAATGCTCTATAAGTCTATTAAGATACCATGAAGCCTTCTGTAAGTCCTGTATATTATTCTGATGCTTATATTTATGTCTGTGAATATATTTTATTATGCTACCTTCCAGATAGGAAGGGAATGAAGCACCAAGCTGTTGCTTGATATAGTCAATACATTCTAAACCACCCTCATTGTGATTGTAATGTGGTGGATGATTTACCATATCTTTACTCATTTCATTCTCCTTGTTAATTCGTTTCTACATTTCTGTTTGATCTTTGGTTTAGTTGATGGGTTATCAATCATATCCTTTAGCTCTTTGGTGCTGGTGCACCTAGCATAATAATGAGTAGTGCTGATCCTTCCTGTTTGTCTGTCTCTGACCTTTTGCGATTTACTTATCTTTATTGGCATTATTCTTCCTTTTCTTTTTGTTAAATATCTTTTCCCAGTTGTCTTGGTATTGTGTTCCCTTCTCTGGTCTACGCTTGCTGCCCTTACTCATCATCATCCTCTTGCATATAGTAAAAGGTTAAGCCCCATAGAATAATGAATACTGGTATAAGCCATAAAACATTACACATTTTCAATATACTCCATCAAAATTTGCGTTGGCACTAGATAGGCAATTTTGCTTTGCGTATCTCCTTTGCCAACAAACTCAACTGGTTTCAGCATATTGCGTGAAACACATTCCCATATTCTAAAGGGTTTTATCCATAAATAGTCTGTGCCAGTATAAAAAACCCAATAATCAGATTTGGTAGAATTAAGACCGCTTGGCTTACCAAACATCTCAACTTCAACAACAATGTTGCCAGTCTCCTGACTTTTCTTATCTGATTTAACTTCAATGTAGATATTTAGCTCTGGCACATAAATATCATAAGGCTTGCATTTACCTGTTAATCTTTCAGCCTTTGGGTACTTGACTCTAATCATAGATAAAACTGAGTCCTCAACTTTTTGTCCTGCTTTTAAGTCAGTATCAAAAGTAATCATTTTCTATCTATCCTCACAAACTTGCTGCCCTCAAACATCATTGCTAATTCTAGTCTCATGTCCATAAGTTCTTTGGGAACACATCTAAGCAGTTCCTGTATCGATATGAAATTTGCCTTTCCTTCACTTTTGTACATTTGCATTGCTCTTGGTATTTCATAATCTAAATCAGTAACATACCAAATTTGCCCATCCCAATCAAAACAGCGTATGTGAGGTTCAAGTGGTTTGTAGCCCAGAGTTTGTATTTCTTCTTCTAAAGCTGCATATGCTCGATACATCATATCAATCATTTTTGCTGTTTTGTTATCGTTTCTTTCTAATGCTGCTTCTTTAAAAATTTGCTCGGCTTTCATAAACTTAACTCTGAAGTCAACACTAACCAGTCTATCAATTCTTTTTTGATCGCCCCAGCTCATATGAAAGTCATGTTTAAACTTCTGATACTTATCAAGAAGTTTTAAAGTTTCATTAGAATATTTGTTTTTTTCTTTACTTTTCATAGCGTATAAATCCTGACAATCAGTGGGGGAGTAGGGGTAGTACTACGTACTACTACCCTACCTACCCCATACTTCTTGTTTTTGGGTGAGTTTATTTTACAAACTACCACAACTAACTACCACACTACCCCATCATTGGAATAATGTTCTTAAATTCATATTTTTGATAGCCATCAATATTATCCAAAGTGTAAATCATTTTCTTTTTAACCATTTGCTTAAATTGATATATAACTTGCCCTTTATCCATGTAAACAGATTTGCCTTCAGCATCTTCCTTAAGAAAAACTCTTGTAGGATAGAAGTCAGATTGAGTTAAGAATATCTCATGCTCTGGCACGCCTTTTTCAGCAGCCCTTACAGCAGTTTCAGCTTCAAAAGCCATCCAAATTTGCTTTAACAAGTAGGTCATCTTATCTTCTTCATCAAAGTTGTATTCGATCTTCTCTAAATAAGCACTACTTATCTTTTTATCATTAATTGTTACAGAATGATCAACCAGCTTGAAAGCCAGTCTTGTGTTATGTAGTGAGTCCTTATTTAATGTCTGCTCAAAGGTTAGATGCATCTCATCGTCTGGAGAGTTCTTATCTCTAACCACTTTAAACTCATTATCTAATGAAGCTGGTATTACACTTGATCCCCTAGCCCTATCAGCATTGCCATGACCTGTATGATGAACTATTAATACACAGCACTTATAGTCTGCTATGAGCTTATCTAATTTGCTTATAAAAGCCCCAACATCCTCAGAGCTGTTTTCATTGCCACTGAATACACGTTGAAACGTATCTAGTACCAACAAGTTAAGCTCACCATGACTCGCAACAATCATCTCAATCTCTGCTATCAAAGCAGCAAAGTCATTATCATCATTAATTCTTACAGTTCTGTTAGATATGTAAAAAGGTGCATCTGCTAATGACTCTCTATCGTCAAGGATGGAACATCTGGAACGTATCCCTCTGAGCCCCTCTCCTGCCACGTAGAGAACGCTAGACTTTTTCTTTACCTTATGTCCGAAGAAATCATTTCCTGCTGCTATAGAAGCTGCCATAGCGATTGCAACAAACGATTTGCCTGATTTAGGTGCTCCAAAGACACTAACCAAGCTTTCTTGCTCTATAACATCATCAATGAGCCAGTTAGGCTCATCTACTTGCTGAATAATCCTGCTAACAGGTTCAACAAAAAACGCTCCTCTAGGTCTCTCGGCTGGGCTACCTAAAATATAATCCTCAAGCTCGTCAGAGCTTAAATACAGGTTTAATTCGTTTGCTTCATGCAAATCGCCTTTTTTTGGCAAATCTTTATGTGGCTGACACGTGATGACGTTACAACCATTTGCCTTAAGGTGCTGACCTATCTCCGCAGCAAAAACCAACCCAGCTTCGTCATTATCTGGGTATATGTAAACCTGCCTACCATAGATGCTTGACCAGTCTGTTTTATCCCAGCCCTTACAGCCACCATGATGACAAGCAACCTGACCAGCATATATCTGCTCGGCTGCTAGGGCTGCTTTCTCGCCTTCCACAAGCAGCACAGGCTTGTCTGAGCTTCTGTCTGATAGATACAAAGGCATAAGCCCCTCTGGTCGTTTCATGTACCAAAGATCGCCACGTTTGCTAAAAGGTGCATATTTGATTTTGCTTCTAGGATGCCCCTCTGGGAATCTCAGCACTGCAAAGTCATCAGAGTATTTTAACTTGATGCTTGCCTGCAACCAGAGTTCGACAAATTGATCTCTGGTTAAAGATGGCGATGAAGGTGCTTCTTTTTTTGGGGAGATAAAATGAATGTCGTCAGACATTGCTCCCTCATCGCCAAAACCAAATCGTTTAAGTGTTTCGTTTATATCTTGATCGAAGTGCTTGAGTAGCCACATAGTACCACCACCTTCGTCAAGTTCAAAGCTATAAAAGCCACCTGTTTGCTTATTCAAACAAAAGCTTCCATGAGTTCCCCAGCGAACCTCAGTCGATGTTTCAGACTTTGGTTCGCCAAGTAATTCTAAGCCAACAGTTTTAGCTATTGATGCCCAGTCCTCGTTTGTCATTAAAATGGGATGTCATCGTCAGTTACCACTGTTTTCTCAACAGGACTATCAGCAACAGGTGCTGCTACATCCTCATCACTAGCCCATGCAGGAATAACAAACTCTGCTGGTCTTGGTTTCCAAGCAACAAACTCAAACTCAGGTACTTCGCTGGAGAAACCAGAATCGAATTTTACACCTCTACAGCCTAAGTATCTAAAGCAAGGCAACTGACCTTCGTTAGCTGCTTTTTGCATCCAGAACTTCTCACACATAGATTTAAAGCCTTGTAGCTCTCCCCATGCTGCTCGTTCCCATTGCACGACTTGCTTATCGCTTGTGAAAGCCCAAACGCTAAAAGCTTTTTTCCAGCCTTCTTTGTTTTCGACTTTACTAAATGGAATATCAGAGAATTCAAACTCATAGCCACCTGAATATCTGCCCAGACCA